TCGAAAGAAGATTATCACTAGTAGTGTCTTTGAAAGCATTAGAAGCTTTTTCTTCAGTATCTAAATTTGAAAGTACGTAAGAGCCCCCTTGGGTCCTAATATATGCTTCTGGTATATAGTCCCCTGAAGTGTACGTAGTACCATTTACAATTACATCATCATACCCTGTATAGATAGCTGCAGGCTTACTAAACATAACATTTAAAAAATATGTAGAGTTCCCATTAAATGTTACATTTCTATCAAAAGTCACGGTAGACAATGTGGAACTGCTAACTCGTCCGCTATACGTTACATTTTGTCTGTCCGCGTCTTGTACACCAATTATATCTCCTGGTCTAACGTAATTACCTTGCAGGCCTGTTCCGAATGAAACTATTTCTTTTTGATTTTGAGCTGTCCACAGCTTCCATTTAGCATAGCGTATTGCTTGACTTTCAGAAGTACACCCAAAAGCAACAGCATTTCGAGTAATTACTTTACCTTGCTTAACAATAGAAACAGGATCTTCATACATAACAGGAACTTGTACATAGTTACTTTTAGGATCATTAAAATAAACTATATATTGATTTGGTCTTAATTTTGATGAAGTAGTTTGATACTGAAACTTTCCTCCTGTTACATTTCCTTTTGTAAAAGTATGCACGGGATTAGAAGGAGCATCTTGGAGCAAAGTTAACTGCGAATCCATCCAGTATAGAATAGAAGTAAATGCACTTGATACATCTTTTAAAACCTTATACACTGCCTCAGCTTTTGATAGATATAGATTCATTCTAAATCGAGGCTCGTATCTAACCCCTGTTGCAGAACTACTTGTAGTAGCCAGCTCTAAAACTCTAACTCTGTCTCCTTCCGCATAAGTTATTCCAGAAGTACGTGCCATTTCATTCCAAGCTGCTTGGCTTCCTAAAGTTTTAATTTCATAAAATTCATCTATTTCAAATAAGCTAGCCTCCGTTTCTTCACTAGCGGGTACTAACTCATCACAGTATTTTGCAATTCTATACAATGCATATTTATCCATTAAAGTAGGATCAATCCATTTACCTGCTCCATACCTAGTATTTGTTGCTAGATCATAAAAGATCCAAGCAGGATTGTCCGTATAAACATTATCTATAAAAGTGCCGTTCCAAAATCCTTGATATTTTGCTAATCCTGTATCAGAGTACTCTCTAGGTGTATAAGTTGACGGAACTTTTATTAAACGGCCCATTATATCAAAAGTTCTCTTAGGAGCCGTTTTAAATTGTCGAGAAGAAAATACAGTATTAATTAATGCAGAATTAGGATACGTAAGTTTATCTTGAAAAGTTGCTCCACAATTTGTAATTTGTGCTGTTGCTATAACATTCCAAAAGTTTGTATCTTTATTAATTCTTGTTCCGTCTGCGCGCATTGTAGCGCCGTTGTGTCTTGTAATTCTGTAAAAATGTACCTTAAAATTATCAAACTCTCCGTATTTTATTCTAAATTGATTAATATCTACTTCATGTGTAAAAACCAAAGAGCCTTGCCTTTTTCCTTGGTGCATTAATAAATTGGGGTATAAATTTATTAATGCAAATCTAGTACTGCCTCTGTATAATTCTAAAAGTACACTGTACTTTGCGGTCATATAGTAATAATTAGGAGCGCCGTCTCCTCCAAAATATATTAGCCCTTGAGGATAAATTATATCAAATTGTATAGTATCTGCATTGGCTATTTGAGTTTGGCTTGTTAATCCAAAATCATTGGCGCTGAATTCTTTTGAAGTAGGTTCTAAAGCGTCTAGATCACCTTGTTCCGGTGGCTCGATTCCTTCAGGATTTAAATATTGAGGTTCAATCGGGCGTGGAACTAAACTTTTGTGACCTGTACTTTGGTCCCAAGTATTTGGATTTGCATCATACACTCTATAATCAAATTGTGCTATTTCCTCTGATCTATTATTTTGAGGAACTACGGCTACAGAGCCCCCTACATTTTGAATTCTAGGTAATGCATATTGATCTACAGTACCAAAATTCTCTTGTACAATTAAATCGTCTATTTTTGCAATATGAGTAGTAACGTTATACGTAGTATCAACATTAGTGCCCGTACTTATAGCTGAGTTAAATGTATCTGCATCTGTTAACCAAAATAAAGAAGTTTGTGCTATTGGCGCATTTCCTGATACAGTTATTGTTCTATTAGTATTATTAATAGAAGTTACTTTTCGGTGTTCAATTATTGTGATATAAGCAGTTGTTGAATTTACAAGTATATCATCGTATAGTCCTGTAGAAACACTATTAAATGCAGCTTCCATAGTAGCAGTAGTAGTGCTATTAACTGCTAAAGCGCCTTGAAGACTAAATCTAGTTACTTGACCTGAAGGAAATAAAAATGTAAGTGCAGCTATTCTAGCAAAAGAATCTGTGGTAGAGGTTTCAAACTGTGCCGCTGAAAAATTAAAAGGAGAAGGAGTACTTGCATTTGTTTGAAGTCCAAAAGTAATTCCAGAATTAGATTTACTTTTAGAAGTTATATCTACAAAAAAAGTTTTATGTAAAATAGTGACTAGTTCTCGTCCCTGCCCTAATTCTATATCTTCAGGTAAAGTCACGTCATTATCTAAAGTTCCCGTAGTACTACTACCATCAAAAGTAATTGACGCAGTTATTCTTTTTGGTCTATACCCGGCATATTTGCCATCTTCAGCGGGATTATCATCAAAATATACAGATTTCGCGCCGTCAACAAGACCCCATATAGGACCTTCACTTATTAGATCAGTATAGGAAACATTTTGGTACTCTCCACCAATATACGTTCCCACAGCAGGAGTTCTATTTTCTCCTCTGCTGGGATGAGTTATTATCTCTTGTAGTAACGACGCCATATTTTTCTCTTATAAAGTCAATTCTGTAGCTGATGCAATTGCTGCGGTAAATTTCATAGTACTAGCTTGTCTGCTGGTTCCTCCTTTTGCTCCATACAAATGATCGGAATTTGTACTATTTTGAGAAATTATTGCATTACTTGCTCGTATATCAAAACTAATTGGTTTTGCAGGAATTCTCATTCTCCCATAACAAATGGGAATTGGGTCATTTTCTCCTATAATTTGTGCTGTACCTGAGTAGAGATAATCTTCCCCGGCTGCTTCATCTTCTCCCGGGTCTGGGGCAAGTAGTTCTGCTATCCCAGAAAAAACCATTGAAACACCTTGTAAAGCTAAACCCCACTGTCCAGTCGCTAAACCCACTACAACTAATACTATTCCTACGATTGCTTTGAAGAAACCCTTAATAGAGATCGCACCAACAGGTACAGGAGTTATAACCATATCTCCTTCTCCATAGCGCAAAGTTAATTCGTGCTCGCCTACTGCTACATTATTAATTTTACAAATAAAACGAATTTGTCTTTTTTCAGAGTCTAGTAAATATTGTTTAAAATCTTCAAAATTTGCCATAAAACATTTGATTACATCTTGAAAGGAAGAAGCTTCAATATACGTTTCTTTTCCAAATTTTTCTCCTAGTTCTCCTTCAAAAATAACTTTTCTCATTGTTTAACTCCTACGGTTAACTTTGGTAATAATACATTTAATTTCATATCTGGGTAAGAATAAATATAGTAGGGTATAGCCATTGCATTGCATCCAGTTATATCCCAATTGGAAGGAGTATTAGGCGCATTGATATGGTTATGAACAATTCCTTCTATTTTATATGTTCTTATAATATTGAAGTACTCTTCTGGGCAAAAACAAAAAGTATCAGTATCCTCTGAAATGTTTTTACATTCAATAAATTTAAAATTATCTATAAAAACTCCGCAGGCTTCTTTGGGAGCATATTTTTTAAAATGATTTTTAATTTTATTCATCGAAATTTTCGAGATCCTGGAAAGCCCCCAAAAGGCAAAGGCTCAGAAGAATTTCTGTGTGTTTCATCATCAGGAATTATCGATCCTCTAGCAAACCCTGTAATTGCACTTCGTCGAGTTTGAAATCTTACTTTACAAGAACTTAATTTTTTTCCGCATATATCTAATCTTTTCCAATAAGTAGGGTACTTTTCGGGCTGTCTGCCCGAGTTTGTAATAATACATTCAAAAAATTGCCACCCTCCGACTGTAGGATGCACTCGTTTTACTAAATCTCCTTGCGCAGTCCCATTAGTAATTCTACTTTCAAATGTTGCTGTACTACTCCATGTTGCAATTCCACTAGATGTAGGATCTGTTGTAATTAGTCGATCATTTTCATCAAACCACATATAAAAAGAGTTCTTATTTACAGGGCAGCCTCCTCGTCCGTGTAAGAGACCTTGGTATTCCCAAGCACAATATTTTCCAACAGCAAAACGTGCAGGCATAACTAAACCTTCCATATCTGCAGGACTTACAAGTTCAAATGTGACAAAAACATTGTCTTCTCCGGATACTCTTTCTATAAAATACGTTGCTTTTGGAAATTCTATTCCGAGTTGCGGAGAGTCTCCCGACTTAAAAGTATGTTTTAATAATGTACTTCTATACGTAACTTTACAGGTGGTTAAATCATCTGCACTAAATAATCCTTCTGATTGAAGAACAGTATATAATGTTTCTTCATCCTCTACTCCATTTAAATTTGCCCCTCTAGAACCTGCTAAAACAGGAAGATTTGCCATTCTTAAAGCAGGACGATTTGCAGATCCTTCAGACGTATGTTCAATACCCTTTATTTCTATGGGAAAGGCTAAATATTCATTCATAGTTTGTCCAGTAGGATCTGGAAAATAAATATTTTCTCCAATTGTTCCAGAATCATAGTCTAACCCATTATGTAAGTATATAACTGTGCCGCTTGGCAAAGTTACTTCAAAAAGTTCTACTAAAGAATCTTCGATGGATTGTTGTTGAGACTGTCTTACTATAATATATGGATCTTCTTGAACATTAAAAGAAGAGGTTTGTATTAAAGTATCTGCGCCTCCAGTGGTAGAAGCAGTAGCGGTCCCAGAAGAGTTAAATTGCGGAGTTGTATTAAAGTGGTGTAAGTGGAGATAGTATGTTCCAGTCGGACAGCCCGAAGAAGGAGACACATTTATAGTTGTACCGTTTTTTGGCCCAGATAAAATTCCGCTTCGTGTAGAAAAACTTCCGAAAGGAACAATATTTTGACCTGCTACATCCGTAGTAATTTTCCAATAAAATTTTTCTGGACCTCCTACAGGTCCGTCATAATCGCCAGTATTATAGGTGCCATCTAAAAAGGGCTCCAGATCATCCGGCATTGTTATTTCTATATCTTCTACGCCTCCCGGACCTATAAAACTGGGCAGTCCGGTAAATCCAAAAGCATCCGGAAGAATTAAGAGTCTAGTCGATAACTGAGCTGCCGGAGATAGAGATCCGCCTCCTGTTTTAGAAGTGAACCAAAACCATCTAGCATAATAATCAGTATTATCAGTGGCAGTAAGTGTCCAAGTTGTATCTAATCCCGGGGTTCCTGTTGCGTCGGGATCATTTAATCCTGAATCATTATTTGGTGCTGGAATATATCTTATATCATTAGCATCAGTTGCGGATCCTGCATATACTGTACGAACATTTACAGTATCGCCCGTTTTCATAATTACGGTATAATTAGATGAAGCATCCGCAATAGGAGGATGATACCCATAAGTTCCTGCAGGTACATCACCAAGCTCAAAATAGTAGTCAAAAGTAGCCATGGTTTAAGTTCTCGGAGTGTAAATTCGTTGTAGCTGTGCGGTCAGGCTGTGATATAAGTCATAGTCATAAGTAATAGTATAATTTTTGCACCTAGCATAAATAGATTCAATACCATCTGAGTTTGGAACTCTAATTTCAAACTCTTTGCTACTACGCAGGTCAAAAAAATCAGCTAAAAGATTGATTTCTGCAGCACTTCTATTCTTAAAGTTTGCCGAAAATGAATCCGTTTTTGTATTTACTCCGTCTCCTACTGTTTGATCATAACCATCTCCGAATTCAGCACTTAATACTCTATGTGTAACTGATCTACTAAATCCTCTGTCAAAAGTTATATAAGTATCAGATGCAGGAGTTCCTGTAGTTATAGAATCTTGAGGAATTACCACTATAAATTTATTTCCATATCCTGAGCCGCTGACTCCTGCAATAGAGTCTGTATCTACTGTCCATGCGGGAATAGAAGAATTGTATACATAAGTAACTCCTAAATAGGTGACGGAGTCTCCATTATTAGGGTTGTCTGGGAAATTATATGCCATTTATGTAGTCTCCCTTACCCTATTTTCTTTATGGTTAGTATTGCTTGACCAATCCAATAATCAGCACTTTGATCCGAATCTAAAATATACCTAACCCAGTTATTTGCTGGTGTAGCATCTTCAAATGTTATAATTATACTATCTGATACAGTGATACCATCAATGTTAAATGATCCAGTGCCTGGACTTAACCATCCTGCAGAACTAAATGCTCCTGTGCTTGCTTCCCAACCGTGGTACCTTTGTCCTGCTGTGCTATTTCTTTCGTATACTTCTGGCTGTACTGATATTTCATAGGTTGCGTCTTGTTCAAAACCGGAGAACCTATCTCCACTAAAAGTTATACCTGTCAGTGTTGGATCTCGAGTTGCATTATCTGGAGATAGTCCTGCGGTATTTCCTGCATTTGCAAATGTTGCTTCATACCAAGTTCCTACATTTTGACCTAGATATGCACTATTTGTAATAGTAGAACTTGGCTGGCTTGCAGATATATAGAATTTTGTAAATGGAATTGATGAGCTGGAAGAACCTCCACTCGTCGCTACATCACTTGTATAAATTGTGCCTGCCATTGCAGAATGATTTTCACAAACATAATAAAGAGTATCGGGAGCATTCATCGGAACAGTATATTTTAAAATTCCGGACTCCGCACCATTGTTTGTTACTCCATCTGCAGTTCCTAAAACATTTGAAGCATTATATGCGCCGGAAGAAGTTTGAAACCAAATGGGATGACCATTTGATAGTGAAAAGTCTGCAACTTCAAGTGTGTTGGTGCCGGTATAAACAGTAGTCAATGATGATATACGCGATATACCCGACAAAAAGAGTAATCTATATTTTCCTGCTGCAGTTATAGTATGTTGTTGATAGCCATATCCATTAACGACTGCAGGAGGTAAAACTATAGCCGTGTTATTTGTATAATCTAAAAGATACTGTGCAGGATTACTGGTTAGTGTTGTCCCGCCGCTATTTATTGTAGACTTCCAATAGTACCTTAGAATAGTATTTGCATCTGCTTCAAACTCATTTGAAACTGCATAGCCTTCTCTTGTGGCGGCATAATTAACATTGCCTCCACTAACGACGGTCGTCAGGACTAGTCGGGGCAGATTAGGTATATTAGCGTGTGTTGAAGGAGCAATGTCTATAATAGCAGTACCACTCGAACTTCCCTGAGGATCTGCGCTAGTAGCTATACCGGTATTTAGCCCGAATACTGTACTATCATTAAAATCTATCAAAAGATTCCAAAAGGGAGTTTCTACGGGTATTGGATCTTCTCCAATCAAGGTATTTAGATAATATGTAAAACCTTTTTGTAAGTATAAAGTCGGATTGTCTGTAGAAGAAGTAAAACCTGGCCCCGTAAAAGAAAATGCAGTAGTAGAATTAGGAACGACTTCAAATTCTGTTTGAGTACCTTTTGCAGTAACATCATCCGTATAAATTGTTCCTGCCATTGAAGAGCTATTTTCAGATACATAATAAAGAGTATCTGGAGCATTCATAGGAACTTGGAATGTCATGGATCCGCCGGAAGCACCATTATTTGTTACTCCATCAGAGGTTCCGAGTACATTTGCCGCATCGTAAGATCCTGAAACGCCTTGAATCCAAAGAGGCTGGCCATTTGATAGTGCAAGATTCGACACTACCAGTGAAAATGTTTGATCTGAAGAAGAAAAACCATTAGGCGTGTTTCGTTTTCCTCCGCTTGCTATCATTATACGGTAAGTACCCGCGAGAGCAATTGTAAAACTTTTACTTCCGGATGAATTCAACGCAGTATTTATACTTAATCTGTTAAATAAAATTGTATATGCTGAATTTGTATAGTCTATAAGACTTATCATATTTATGGATTCATAAGCCGAGTTATGCCCTGTAGAAGATACATCAAAAGTTAATACTGTTCCTGCCGGAACAGTAAATTCATTTGAGTATCCCCACCCTCTACGAGTATGTGCTCCATTAGAGTGCCCCATCGAGAAAGTCGTTGAAACAAGAATAGCAGGATTACCATTAGATGTAGTAAATGAAGCGCCTCCTGATACTGGATTTAGTAGGCCTGGGACATCATCACTTATTCCTGTGGATTCTCCAAACAAAGTGCTATAATAATTGCTTCTAGAATTCGAAATACTCCAATGTGTATTTGCTAAAGGAAGACTTTCGTCAAATAAATTAAAATGGTACTCAAGTCCTTTTTGCAAATATAAAGTAGGATTATCTACAGAGGATGGAAATCCTGAGCCTGTAAATGCATATGCAGTATTATTACTATTCGGGGCAACATCAAATTCTATAATTGCTTGTCCATCTGCGCCGGTTGCTCCATCTATACCATCGGCACCTCTTAAATCAGAAGTAGAAAATCCTAGTCCATCAGTTGAAGTAAACGTTACAACACCTGTACCTGCATCATAGGATCCTCCTGTAAATCCTGTTCCGTTTGTCCCGGGGGCACCTGTAGGGCCTTGAGGGCCTTGAGGACCTACAACATTTCCTGCATTTAGATTTGTAGTATCTGCCAAAGTAAGAATAAGATCATTATTTGAATCAATTGTTGCTGAAGAAATTCCTCTATTACCGTCTCCTCTAAGATCTGCGGTGCTAAATCCTAATCCATCGTCAGATGTAAAAGTTACTACTCCTGTCGTAGAGCTATAGCTTCCTCCTAAAAATCCAGCTCCTGTATTTCCTTGGGGGCCTGTTGCTCCAGTTGCTCCTGTATTTCCTTGGGGGCCTGTTGCTCCAGTAAGGCCTTGAGGACCTTGAGGACCTTGAGGTCCTTGAGGACCAGTAGCTCCCGTCGCACCTACAACGGTTCCTGTATTTATATTTGTTCCATCTGCTAGAGTGAGAATAAGGTCATCATTTGTATTTACTATAGCAGATGAGATTCCTCTATTACCGTCTCCCCTCAAATCTTGAGTACTAAACCCTAGTCCATCTGTTGAAGTAAAAGTTACAACACCTGTAGAAGAATTATAACTTCCTCCTGTAAAACCAAAGCCTGTAGCCCCTTGCGGACCTGTAGGACCTGTAGGTCCTTGAGCACCTTGCGGCCCTGTATTTCCATCTACTCCATTTTGTCCTGCGGGGCCTTGTAATCCTGTAGCGCCTCTAAGATCCCCCGTACTAAACCCTAACCCATCATTTGAAGTAAAAGTTACTACTCCAGTAGAATACGTATAAGACCCTCCTGTAAAGCCTGCGCCGGGAGTTCCTGTAGGGCCTTGAGGACCTGCGGGTCCAGTATTTCCATCAGCTCCTGACGGGCCTTGAGGACCTGTTTGCCCGGGAAAACCTCTTTCACCTTGAACTCCTTGGGGACCTGCTGGTCCTGTGTCTCCTGCGGGTCCTTGAGGCCCAATACTACCATCAGCTCCATCCGCACCGTCTGCACCGGCGGGCCCCTCGGGTCCAGTAAGTCCAATTGGTCCCTGAGGACCCGTTGCTCCTTGGGGACCTTGGGGTCCAGTACTACCTTGGGGTCCAGCGGGCCCTGTGTCTCCTTTAGCGCCTTGGGGACCTTGGGGTCCTGTAGCTCCATCAACGCCAGGCGCACCTGCTGGTCCTGCTGGTCCTGCTGGTCCTGCTGGTCCTTCTTCTCCTTGGGGTCCAGTAAGACCCGTAGGGCCTTGAGCCCCTTGGGATCCAGTGCTGCCTTGAGCACCGTCTACACCGTCTACTCCCGCTGGACCTGTATCTCCTTTAGGGCCTTGAGGTCCTTGGGGTCCAGCTACACCTTGAGGGCCTTGAGGTCCCGGAGGGCCATCTGCACCTGTTTGTCCTGGCAGCCCTGAATTTCCTGGAGGGCCTTGGGGTCCAGTACTTCCAGGACTTCCCGTAGCTCCTGTAAATCCTTGGGGGCCTGTATCTCCTTTATCTCCTTTAGGGCCTTGTGGGCCTGCAGCTCCCTGAGGGCCTTGAGGACCTGTATCTCCTTGGAGTCCTTGAGGGCCTGTATTTCCAGTATCTCCTTTAGGCCCTTGTGGCCCGGTATTTCCTGTAGCTCCTTGAGCTCCTGTGGCTCCTTGAGGACCTGTATTTCCAGGGTCGCCTTTGGGGCCTTGTGGGCCATCTGCACCTGTTGGCCCCGCAGGACCAGTAGCGCCTTGAGAACCGGTAGCTCCTGGAGTTCCAGTATCCCCTTTAGGTCCTTGAGGTCCTGAATTTCCAGCAGGACCAGCAGGACCAGCAGGACCAGCAGGACCTACATCTCCTTTAAGGCCTTGAGGACCATCATTACCTGTTGATCCAGTTTGTCCTGTTGCGCCCTGTACGCCTTGAGGCCCTGTATTTCCTTGCGGGCCTTGAGATCCAGTATCGCCAGTAGGGCCTCGAGCTCCTGTAGGTCCCGTTATAACCCACTGAGCACTAGTTCCATCATTATAATAGACATAAAGCTTTAAGTTTACGGAATCAAACCAAAGATCCCCATTACTTGGGCTAGTAGGCGCCGTTGCCGATACTGTAGATGCCATTTATTATGCTCCATACCGGCTTAACATACCGCCGGCTCTTTTTTGTTTTATCAACTCTTGTTCCACAACTGCACTTATTGTTTGTGCCAACTGTTTTCCATCCCTTTCGTCTTGGGAAGCATCTGTCCGAGTAGTTGTGCTACCATCTGAGTTAATATTTACTGTTATACCAATATTATTTTGTTGTCCCCCCGCACCTTTTAAATCTACAGGAATTTTATCTCCATGCGGAAGAGGAACTACTGCTTCTCTACCATGAAGCAATGCAGGATATCCTGCTGAAGACCCAGAAGCAATACCTCCTGTTCTATAGCCTTTTGGAGGCCTCATTATTCCTCCGTATCTAGCAAATCCGAACATACCAGCAACTGGAGCCACAAGATCTAATAATCCTGCCCCTGCTCCCGGCCCTCCCGCTCCTCCAAAACCGCCTCCAAAAAGTGCTAAAATGGGTGCCAAAATCGGAGATAAAAGTTTCATTATAAATTGACCTATCTTCGCAAAACCTTCAGATCCTCCGAAAATATTTGAAATAAATCCTAAGAGACCTTCGGCAGGTGCTCCTCCTGTACCTTTGCTACCATATAGAAACTTTGAAAACATACCAGTTATTTGTGATAAAATTCCTGCTCCTCCTTCTCCTCCGGCTGCGGGGCCGAAAGGAATACCTGTAGGAGTTGGCAGACTAGCAAAAGAGCTTCCATCGGCAAACCCTTTGCCGCCCCCGAATAAGTTTCCTAATAGTCCTAAAGGAGAGGCAAGTATCTTCCCGATAGTTTGTACAAATCCTCCTCCACTATCGCCTCCAGTAAGCTGATACATTAAATCTCCCAAAAGAGGTACTCCATCAACTGCTGCTGCTATTCTTTCCGAAAAAGTTAGAGTCTCAGGACTTGCTTTTATTACCATGTGTTCCATACCTGCTGCATCAGTAAACCACTCAGAAGTTTGCAATCCCGGTATTGGTATTTCTAGGCCCGGCAGCTTGATTTCCATTTGGCCTCCTCCTTGCATACCTTTCATAAGTAAGTAACCTGCCCCGGCTACTCCTGCAATACCTAGTATCGTTTTGCCGGCGTCTTCCAATCCTTCGCCGTCTCCACCTGAATTACCTTCGCAGCATTCAACTTTAACTTTGGTTTGTATTTCTTGGCTTAAAACTTCATTTAGTTTATCGGCCATTCTAGTACCGCTGTCTTCTATAGTCTCTCCGACTTTTGTGGATAGTTGTTCCTCTTTAAGAATTCTTTCCATTTTATCAGCTAAATCTTCTTCGGGGCCAAATAAAGCATCCATTATAGCATCAACTAGCATATCTTGTAACTTTTTCATTGCTGCATCTGCAATTGTATTTATAAAAGATAGCATTGCCTCTTTGAAGTTCATATCTCCAGAAATTAACCCAGAAAGTGCGTTATTTAATCCGTCTCTAAAACTATTTTCAAATGTTTGCGCCATTTGTCTTTCAAAACTTAAATCAGTTAATTGATCCTTAAGTTTTTGAAGAGTTAAATCCGCAGTTCTTAATGCAGCATCTCTTGTAATTATAGCAGTTTCTTGTGCCATTGCTGCAGTTGCATCAATTCCTTTTTCTATTTCATCATACAATGCACGAGTTTGAGCTACTTTGTCCGCGGAAAGCTGTTGGTCTATTGCTAGCTTCTCAAATTCTAAACGAGCAAGTTTATTTCGATTTTTAAGAGTTTTTTGCTCAAGATTATTTTGAGCTACTTTCATCTTAAACTCTCTATTAATCTGATCTATTTTATTTTTTAACAGAGCCTGTTCTAGTACAATTCTAGCTTTTAATTCTCTTTCGGGATCTAAATTACCTCCAAGGCTTTGAGAGTCTCTTAAAAGTCTATCAAATCTATATTGTATAATAGATTCTACAGCGGCTACTTGTTCTTTAATAAGAGAAAGTCTTTTTTGCTCTTGACTTAATAAAGTCTGAGAAAGAGCAAGCCTTCTTTGGTCTAACTTCAAAGGCTCCATAGCTTTTTTTATATCATTAATTTTTAATTCTGTGTCTGCAAGCTCATTTACAACGTCTAGTCGTAAATTTTCTAAGTCAAGAGTATTTTGTGCTATGGTCAGCTTATCCTTTGCGTTCTGTAAAGCTTTTGCATCTGCACCGCTTTGTGCATCTGATAAAGTTCTTAAAACTTCTTCTGCAGCCAGTTGATCAAGTTTTGCTTTTGCAACTTTATTCTCTTGGTTAGATATTTTAAGAGCAATATTAGCGCGTTCTTGAGTTAAAGGGTCTAAAGTTTTTGCTCTTTCACGAGCCATTGCAGTTTCTTGCTCTGCATCTCGTAAAGCTTCAGTTTGAGAACGTATTTCAGCATAAGTATCTAATATTTGTTTGGCTCTTCCACCGAAAAGTCCATCTACATCTTCTTGACGATCTATAAGTTCTCCGGTAGCACTTGAAGTTTCTTTGATTGCGTTTGAAGCAGCTTGCATTTCTTCAATGTAGGCAACTATATTTTCAATGCTGCCTTCCTTTAAAACGGAGGCTTGTTGAGACAGTCTGTCTGTAAATGCAGTATTGTCCGCTGCAGTAGCGCCTGCTGCAGTTCCCAAGGCAGCTATTGCTTGTGCTTGCTGCTCAAAACTTAAACTATTATTATCTAGAATTGCGGATAATTTTTCATTTCCAAGTGCTTCGGACAATTTTCCCCACTGATTTGTTACTTCTGCAATTGCATTACTTTTCTCCGCCCCTTCGTCTAGTTCTCCTATTTTTTTAATAGTATCCCCTAGGTTCAAAGTAGACAATGCATTTAAATTTTCTATTGCGCCGAACTTAGGAGCGCCTTTTTCAATTGAAGCAACACTTTTAGAGAATGCGTCTATGTCTTTTTGCACATCTCGTAGTATTTCAGATTGGTCTCTAGCGTGTTGTATATCTTTAGCCCAGCCTTGAACTGTTTTTTGTAAAGGAGAACCTTTATACATTTCTTCTAAGCCAAAATCTAAGCCTATTTTACTTCCTAGCCAATCGAACCCTCTAGCAAAAAACTTTAACATACTGTCAAAGGCAAGAACCCACTCTTGAAAAATTTCAATAAGAGTTTGAACGCTAAATGCTGCAAAAATTCCTCTACCAAATAGTTTTACAATTTTCCCCATGCGTTTTAAAGGGCCCTCTAGTTTTAGTAAGCCTCCGGAAATAAATTTATTAATGTTTGCTCCAGCAATTTTTGCTTGGAGAGAAATTGTAGTAAAAAATCTTTTAAATCTGCCTTCTGTTCTTCTAGATTCTGCAGAAGCTGCTTTAAGGCCTTTTCCTATTTGTCGCGCAATATCAATTCCAACATCAGCAAAAATGCCTTTAGTTATTTTTCCACTTCTTTCATATTGAAGCTCTGCGGATCGTAATGCTTTTTCAAGATTTGCTTTGTCTGGGCCTTTTAAAGCTCCTACTCCTCCGGCAGCCAAGCGATTAAGAATCGGACTGGTGGCTCCGGCAGCCATTGCACGTTTTGCTCCAGCTTGAGCAATTTTAGCGCCTTTTTCGCGCATTTTTTCTGCTGTAGCATTAGTACGTTCTAATGCCTTTCTGTATTCTTTTAAATCATCTTTTGCCTGATCTACTGCCGCTTGGTGTCCGTCTTTCCATTCATCTATCTTGTCACTAAACTTATCAAAAGGCACAATAGCTCTTACAATTGAAACTGCAAATGCAGCAAAAGCTGCAATTGCTAATGTTGCATTTCTATTTAAAATGTCTGCAAAAACTGAAAAAATTGGTAAAACTTTATCGGTTATTGTTTTCACAATATCAGTAAAAGTTTTTTGTAATTTAATAAAAGGATCAGCAATTATTTCTTGATTGGCGTACTGATCGTCCAATTGTCTTTGAGTTTCTAGCAATACTGCTTGGCTTCTTTGTGCATCTGTTAGTTTATCTGCCTGTAAACCTAACGCATCCGCATAGTTTTTTGTGGCTGTTTCTAAACGTAGTGTAATACCTAATTCATCCAATAGTTCGGGTTCCGCCTTTGAAACACCTCTAATCAAACGATCAAAAGCATCTCCGAAATCTCTTCCAAGTGCTTGGGCAGCTTTTTGTGCACCAACTGCTAATGATTCTAATTGAGGGCCGCTAAACCCTTTTGCTGTACCAATTGCTGCAGCCTGGGCTGCTTCTTGAAAACTTAACATTCCATTAGAAGCATCAATTAGTTTTTCAGTCATAAAACCAAGAGCTTTACCGGTATTGGCGGCAAAACTTTGTTGTGCTTTTTCTAGCCTTGAAACTTGAGACGCCCTCTTTAAAAATTCAAAGGCGGCACTTACAGCAAATAGATTAGCAGCGAGAGTTGCATAGGCAGGTACAAGAGTTCCTCCTATGCCTTGGGCCATTTTAGAGAAGTTTTTTGTACCATTTGCAGACTGTTGAGAAACACCTTTAAGATTACGATCCGCAGTACGAGCAGATTTGCTTACTTTATCTTGTGAAGTACTTACTCCGTCAAGTGCAGATCTCAGCTTGTTTGCTGAGACAGTGGCTTTTTGCATTTTGCCATTGACTTCAATATCAATCTGTATTTTTTTAGCCATTAGCCTTGAATCTTATGAGCGAATTTTTTTCCGCCGCCTGATGATGTTTTAGATTTTCTCTCTTCTTGTTTTCTTTTTGCAGAAGCTTCATTCATTCTAGCTTCTACTATTAAATTATCATATAAGTGCATAAAGTATATAACACTTTTTTTATCTGAAACTTCGTACAATTCTAAGTAATACTCTAAATTGGTCCAGTCTTTTCCTAAATATGTACCACTCATTCCTTCCCATTTATCTGAAAATAATGAGAATATAAAAAATGCCACTTGAACCTCTTCAGGAAAATCTGAAGGGTCGAGCGGCATTTTAGCAGGATCCGGTTCTTGACCTAGTTGTTCGCAAATTGTAAGATATCTATCTAGATCGAAACTAGAATTTCTCTCATCTACATATTTTTTAAGTAGCCTACGTATTTCAGCTACTTGTTCCCAGTAAAATTTTCTAGGTCACCACCAACCTCAGTAACCCAGGTATCAAAATCTCCAGAGTTTTTCATTAAAAGCTCTGCATTATCTTGAGTAAAAGGAAGTTCGTCATCGGGGTCAAGTTCAGAAACATCTACCAAAAGAAGCTCTTCTAGGTATCGAAATTTAAGCCCTTTCCATCCTTTGATAACTGCTTTTACATATTCAACTAAAAACATATCTTCGTTCAACTCTTCTTCGGGTTGACGAGTTTTACGATTAAATTTTGTACTTAAACACTTCTTACGAAGTTTTAATAGCTCTTCTCTAGCTAGGTACGTTACATCTACACTAAAGCCTGAATACCCAGGAAAATCTAAAGTTACTGTTTTACTTGGAGTCATAAGACTCGAAAGAGAAATGGGGGTGTCACTCATTTATATAGCCTCGTATAAAAAGAATTGTTATTTTTGAATAATAAGTATAGTATAAAAATACTTAAAAGTCAAGAAATATTTTTAGAAGGTAAAGGGGCCGAAGCCCCTTTTTATTAAAAGTATTACAACGTGACAGGGCCAACGTAAGTAATAACTGCTTCGTCCGCGCCATCCAAGCTACTGGGCAGTGCATGGAAGCTGGTGTCTAGAGAAATTACATCTTCTATATTAAGATTTGGAATTTCAAGGTGAGCATTCGGGAAGTTGAATTGAACTCTAGGAATGCCTGCAGTACCGCCAACGTCAAACACCAAGTTGAAGTCATTTTGT